GATTGAATAGCATCAAGATGTTTCATATTATCATCAACAACAATTTTATCTGCACGTGTTGCATATCCATCTTTACTACCTTCACGTAATGCACGTTGTATTGGCTGGTGCATATCAGATTGTATTTCTTCAACGAATAACATTCGTCTACCAAACTCATCTGTACGATCCGATGTTCGTACGTGCACGAACGCGTTTGCACGTGCAGACGAAGGTAAACCAAAATCATGCGAGTAAGTATATGTTGGTTCAGTTGTACGTAGTTTTCCAGGTTTATATTTAAATAAAAATTCCTGTGTATTGTCTCCACCACCTAGTGATTGTTGACCTGAATAATTAGGTCCTTTTGCGTATGCTTTTGGTTGAAAGGACACACCACGACGATTAAAAGCACTTGCTAAATTAACTAGAGGATATTTTAATTTAAAAGGTACACCACTTCCTTGTGCAATACCTTCTGCCAAAGAATCTTTAATACCAAAATTTTTAAACATATAGTCATCAACAGTTGTTGCAACTTTTTCTGCCATCTTTACATCAAGTTTATCGTTTTTTGATAAATTAGGCATTGCTCCTTGTAAGTATTTAATTAACCCTCCAACTTTAGGATCCAATGCGTCTGGATCCATTTTTTTTAAATTTTTATAGACATTATTTAAATTTTGTTCTGCACTACCTTTTCCAAGTGGTATAACTTCCATTTCTGGTGCAATTTCATCAAACTCTTTTAATAGTTCTTTTTTTGTTATTTTATTATTACCAAGACTACGTAAGTACGGCTCGAGTGATGAATCGTCTAGTTCATTTGGACGAATACCACGTGCTTTTAAATAGCCAAGCCATTGTTGTGCTGGCATTATTTCTTGTGGTGCATTATAAATCTCGTCACGTGAGCGCCAGAACATTGCTGGTGTGTCTTCTTTAGGCATTTTTTTACCTACCATACCAAGATTCACTTCTGGTGCACCTTCGCTTACTCCTTCCGCTGTTTTGGGAGGTCGTTTACCAAAAATCTTGAATGTTGATGCATCCGACATTCTTAAACCTGCAAGTTCTTTTAAAGCAGCCTGTGCTTCATCCAAATTTTCATAAGT